GCCGCCCGCGCAGCTGGGCGGCGACACGCCTCAGCCGCCCGCGCAGCTGGGCGGCGACACGCCTCAGCCGCCCGCGCAGCTGGGCGGCGACACGCCTCAGCCGCCCGCGCCGAGCAACGACGGGGATCATGCGGCCGAGGCCGAGAAGGCCGCGCTCAAGGCGGAGGCCGAGGCCCTCGGCATCGACGTCGACGGCCGCTGGGGCATCCCCAAGCTGAAGGCTGCTATCGCGGAAAAGAAGAGCGCAGCCTGAACCCGCTGGAGCGTGTGCCATGACCGTGACGGCCTCCAGCTTCTATGCCGACTTCCCCGAGTTCGCCGACATCGAGGCCTATCCGGAATCGACCGTGAGTTTCTGGCTGGAGCTCGCGGTGAAGCTGCTCGACCCCTGCCGGTGGGGCGACCTCCTGGACGTCGGCACGGAACTGTTCGTCGCGCACAATCTCACGCTCGATGCGAGAAATCGGAAGGCAGCCTCGGCCGGCGGCATCCCTGGGGCCTCGTCCGGCGTCGTGTCGTCCAAGACCGTCGACAAGGTCTCCGTCTCCTACGACACGGCTCTTGCTGGTGTCGAAGGCGCCGGCAACTGGAACCTCACCACCTACGGCACCCGCTACATCCAGTTGGCCCGCATGGTCGGCGCCGGCGGCGTGCAGCTCTGATGCCGATCGAGGTCAAGACAAAGGTCCCGGTCAAGGAGCTGGTAGCGTCGCTCCGGACCTTGACCCAGAACGAGACCCTCGTGGGCGTCCCGGCTGAGAACGCCGGGCGCGAGCCCGAACCGGGCGAAAGCCGGACGCTGAACAATGCCGAGATCGGCTATGTCCAGGAGTTCGGGTCGACCATCGAGGGGCCGGGTGGCCAGTCATTCGTGATCCCGCCGCGCCCGCACTTGCGGCCCGGCGTGGAGGACGCGAGGGACAAGATCGCCGCGCCGTTGAAGAAGGGCCTCATTGGCGCCCTGAAAGGGGATGCCGGCGCGGCCGACAAAGCGCTCCATGCCGCGGGTCTCGTGGCTCAGAACGCGGTCAGGAACAAGATCACCGAGGGGCCGTTCGTGCCGCTCGCGCCCGCGACGCTGGCCAAGCGCCGGGCGAGGGGCCGCACCGGCACCAAGCCGCTGATCGACACCGCCGCATATCGCAATTCACAGACCTACGTGGTCCGGCCGAAGGACAAGACCTGATGCCGCTCCTTGACGTCTCCGACGTCCTTCTGGATCCGGACTTCGCCGATACCTTCACGGTCTACCGGCAGGCCGAGGCCATCGGCGACAATGGCCGCTCCGTGCGCATCGAGAGCGTCTTCAGCGCCGTCGGCGTGATCACCCCGGACCGACAGGCGACCCTCCAGCGCCAGGCCGAAGGGTCGAACGTCTCCGAGACCATGACGGTCATCACGCAGTTCCGGCTCACGGCGTCGACCGACGGGTACGACGCCGACGAGATCGTCTGGAACGGCAAGCGGTACGTGGTCATCGCCGTGGGCGACTGCTCGCGGTTTGGGGCGGGCTTTGTCGAGGCGTCCGCCACCCTGAAGGGGATGAGCCCGCCGTGATCTTCATCGCCTGTCTCGGCCTAGCCGCCGCAGCATTGATCGGATTGGCGAGCATGGCCGATAGCGCGAGCGCGCATGCTCGCTCTAATGGCTATCAGCCGCATCCGTCTGGCCGCCCGCGTGGAGAGCCCCCGTCTGCCGGAAGCGCGGCTCGTCGTGACGGCTGCCGCAAATGACCAACACGTCCGCGACCGGCGGCTATCTCGCGCCCTCTGGCGCCGTCACCAACGACGATGCGTTCGAGGATCAGATCCAAGCGGCGATCGTCGGCATCACGGGGCTGGTCGGCAAGATGGTCCGGCCGGCCTGGCAGCCGGATCCGCCGGCCAAGGAAGACCTGACCGTCGACTGGTGCGCCTACCGGGTGGAATCGACTGAGCCCAACTGGACGGGCGCGATCATCCACCACCCCGAAGGTCAGGGCACCGATGAGCTCCGCCGGCACGAGACGGTGAACCTCCTGGTGAGCTTCTACGGCCCGCACGCCTCGGGCTACGCCGGCATCCTGCGCGACGGGATGCTGATCCCGCAGAACATGGAAGCGCTCAAGGCGCAGGGCGTCGACTTCCTGGAGGCTGGCCGCGTCATGGCTGCCCCCGAGTTCATCAACAACCAGTGGGTCAACAGGAGAGACCTCACCGTCAAGCTACGGCGCGTGGTCTCCCGCACGTACCCGATCCTCAACGTCCTGTCGGCCGAAGGCGAGATCGTCGCTGACACCGGCCCTGCCAACAACTGGAACACGGAGAACACCTGATGGCTCAGGGCCTCGCAGTCTCGGACGTCGTCCGGGTAGACATCACCCTTTCGCCGACTGCCGCACCCACCCGGAACTTCGGCGCCGCGCTCCATATCGGCGTCACCGACGTGATCGACGTGGGCGAGCGCATCCGCGAGTATTCCAATCTGGAAGGCGTGGGCGGCGACTTCGGCACCACCGATCCCGAGTACATCGCGGCGGCCCGGCACTTCTCCCAGAGCCCGCAGCCCAGCCTGCTCTATATCGGCCGCTGGGCGCAGGCCGCGACGCACGGCACCCTGCGCGGCGGCGTGCTGAGCGGCACCGAAAAGCTCATTTCGGCGTGGACCGGCATCACGACAGGCGCCTTCAAGATCGATATCGACGGCTCCACTAAGTCCGTCTCCGGTCTCGACTTCTCCGGCGCGGCGAACCTCCCGGCCGTGGCTGCGATCATCGATGCTGGCCTCACTGGCGCGTCCGTGACGTGGGATGCGAACTCCGGCCGCTTCGTCGTGAAGTCCGATACCACGGGCACCAGTTCCACGGTCGCTTATGCCGTGGCGCCGGTGAGCGGCACCGACATTTCCGCGCAACTGAAGCTCACTTCCTCCCTCGCCGGCGCGCCCGTGCCCGGCATCGCGGCGGAAACGCTCGCCGCGGCCATCCAGGCGTTTGTGGACAAGTCCGGCAACTGGTATGCAGGCGTCGTGCTCCCCACGGTCGCGAACGACGTGATGCTGGCGGCTTCTCTCGTGGTGGAGGGGCTGGGCAAGAAGCGCATCATCGGCACGACCATCACGTCTTCGACCGTGCTCGACAACACCGTGTCGACCGATCTGGCGTCGGTTCTCAAGACCGCCAACCTGAGGCGGTCCTTCACCCAGTATTCCGCCTCCTCCTACGCCATCGCGTCCTTCTTCGGCCGCGCGGCGACGGTGGACTTCACCGGCAGCAAGACCGCGCTGACCATGAAGTTCAAGACGGAGCCCGGGATCGCGGCGGAGACGCTCACCGAGACGCAGGCGGCCACGCTGAAGGCCAAGAACTGCAACGTCTTCGTGAACTACGACAACAGCTCGGCCATCATCCAGGAAGGCGTGATGGCCAATGGCTACTTCTTCGACGAGGTGCATGGCCTCGACTGGCTGGAGAACTACATCCAGACCGAGATCTGGAACCTCCTCTACACCAGCAAGACCAAGGTGCCGCAGACCAATGCCGGCATGGACCTGATCGCGAACAAGATCGCCGGGTGCCTGCAGCAGGGCGTCACCAATGGGCTCATCGCGCCCGGCCAGTGGAACGCCGACGGCTTCGGCACGCTGGAGAACGGCGACTACCTCGAGACCGGCTACTACGTCTATCACCCGGACATCTCGACCCAGTCGCAGGCCGATCGCGAGGCGCGCAAGAGCGTGACCTTCCAGATCGCCGTGAAGCTCGCCGGCGCCGTCCATTTCGTTCTCACCCTCGTCTGGGTCAACCGCTGATCCTGCTCGCGAATAGGAGGTCGCCTTGGGGACCTACAGCTTCCAGAACGTCTCCGCGTCCATCACCGGGCCCGGCGGCGCGTTCTCTCTCGGCTATGGCTCGGACAATGCCGAGGAAGGCATTTCCGTCGCCATGTTTGAGGACAAGAACACGATGATGGTCGGCGCCGATGGCGGGGTGATGCATTCCATGCACGCCGGCCGCGCCGGGACCATCACGGTCCGCCTGCTCAAGACCTCCCCGGTCAACAAGCAGCTCAATGACCTCTATCGGTTCCAGACGTCGAGCCCCGCCAATCACGGGAACAACGTCATCCGCATCGCGGATACGGTCCGCGGCGACATCATTGTCGGTACCAAGGCTGCCTTCCGGAAGCTGCCGGACAACGCCTTCGCGAAGAACGGCGGCATCATGGAGTGGGTGTTCGACGTCGGTGCCATCGACGAAATCCTGGGCAACGGGTGATGCAGATGGATGCCGATGAATTCGAACTCGGCGGCGTGCGCTACCGGGCGCGGCGCATGGGCGCCAAGGATCAGTTCTTCGTGGTGCGCAAGCTGACGCCGCTCATGGGATCCTTCATCCCCATGATCCAGGCAGTGGCGAAGCAGAATGCGACCGGCGGCAACATGGTGAAGGCGCTCATGTCGATGGACGTGGCGCAGATCATGCCGTTGGCCCAGGGCATTGCCGGGCTGCCGGAGGCCGACACCGACGAAATCATCAGCCGTTGCCTTTCGCATGTGCAGCGCGGCTCCACCTCGCCGGCCGGCACTTCTTGGGCGCCGGTGTGGTCCACGTCGGCGAGCAAGCCCATGTTCGAGGACATGGACCTTCTGACGATGCTGTCCCTCGTGGTGCACGTCGTCCGAAAGGATCTCGCAAATTTTATGGTCGCCCTGTCCTCCAGTTCGATCGCCGGGGCGGGGCCGTCTCAGACGCTGAGCTCGTGAGGTTGCCCGACGGTCTCGATTGGCTCTTCCAGCCCGTGCAATACGGCTGGTGCAAGTATGAGAGCCTGATCGATGGGACGCTCGACCTCGCGGACATCGCGGCCATGAACGAGGCGATCGCGGTCCACGAAGAGAACCGGGCCCGCATCCAGGCGGCCGCGAGACAGGGGGCCTGACGTGGCCGAGACGATCGCGGACTATGTGGCGAAGCTCGGCCTCCAGGTCGACAAGGCGTCGGAACAGCGCTTCAACGCTGCCCTGGGGAACCTGGGGAAGACGCTGGCGACGATGGCGGCCGGCCTCACGGCCGCGGCCGCGACGATCCAGACGACGGTCATCGCGGTCTCCAAGAGCTTCGACAACCTGTATTTCGCAGCCCAGCGGACCAATTCCACGGTCGCAGGCATCAAGGCGCTGTCCTACGCCTTCAGCCAGATCGGCAGTTCCGGGAATGAGGCGCAGACGGCCCTTGAGGGTCTCGCCCGCGCCATGCGGACCAACCCGGGCATCCCGAAGTGGCTCAACGCGCAAGGCATCGCGACCGAGGGTCGCAAAACCGAGGACATCCTCGGGGACGTGTTCGAGCAGTTCAAGAAGAAGCGCTACCCCGTAGCGTACCAGTTCGCCCAACTGGCGGGCATCAGCGAGGACACCTTCAACAAGGCCTCGGCCCAATGGGATCAGGTCCGTAAGTTCGTCGCGGAATATGAGGCCACGCAGCGGAAGTTCGGGGTGGACCCGGACCAAGCCGCGAAGAGCTCCAACGAGTTGATGACCGCCTTCCGCGGGCTCATGACCAATCTGGACGCGCTGCTGACCAAGGTCACGACGGCGCTCCAGCCTCAGTTGAACCAGATGCTCAAGGACATCTCCGGATGGTTCGAGCAGCATCAGGAACAGATCGTCTCCATCCTTGGAAAGATCCTCGATGCCGTCGCGCAGATGGCCGCGGATTTCGGAAAGCTGGCCGCGCTCCTTGGCCCTGTGGTCGACAAGTTCATGGAGATGGTCGAGGCATTGACCGGAAAGGATGGCTTGAAGGTCGCGCTGGAGGTGCTGACGACGGTCACGCTGGCCGCTTTCATCGCGAGTTGGACGACCTTCCTCGCGGGTCTTCTCAAGAACCCGGCCTTCCTTGGCCTCCTTGCTCTGATGGGCATCGGCTACGACATGTTCATGGCCACGCCGGAAGAGAAGATCGGGATCGGCGGGAAGATCGGGGATGCCCTCAGCGGTGGGGCATCCGAGCCTGACAATATGTGGACCCGTGGGCAGAATTTCGTGCGCCGCGGGCTTGGTCTTCCAGAGGTCGATAACAAGGGCCAGGTTAGGAGCCCGAAGGGTGCCTCCGGCGACTATGGCTCGGGAGCCTCCGGGTCGTGGAGCGGCGAGGGTGTGAACCCGGAGCTCCAACGTCGGTATGACGCCATGCTCGCCGCCGCGCCTGATGGCATCCGGAACGGGGTCCGGGTCAAGTCCGGGTTCCGCACGGTGGAGCGTCAGCAGCAGCTTTGGGATGAGGCGCTGCGCAAGTACGGCTCGGCAGCGGCGGCCAGGCGGTGGGTCGCACCTCCCGGCCACTCGCAGCACAACAAGGGCGAGGCGTTCGACCTCCAGTTCGACAGCCCAGAGGCGCGCGCGTGGGTGCACGAGCACGCCAAGGAGTTCGGGCTCACCTTCCCGATGTCCAATGAGGACTGGCATATCGAGCGGTCCGAGACCCGTGGGCAGAATCCGAACTGGCAGGATGATGCGACCCGGCTGAAGGACAAACAGAGCGAACTGTTCGGGGCGCCGCCTCTCGGTGGGGGCACAAGCCGCTCGGCCTCTCTCAGCAACAGGACGTCGATCACGATCTATGGCAGCTCGGATCCGGCCGGCACGGCGGCGAACCTCGGCGGCGCGCAGAACCGGGTTGCGTCTGACCTGATCAGGAATGCGCAGTCGGCGTTCGTGTGATGGCAACCCTCGAGGAGTTCCTCGTCTCCATCGGCTATTCCGTCTCGGACGGCGATGTGAACGCTTGGACCGGGGCGCTGGAGAAGTTCGAGGGATGGATCGGCCGGCTTGGTGAAGCGCTCGACCGGTTTGAGCGCCGGGCGGCTTCTCTTTTCGCCGAGACGACGGTCGGCCTCGACCAGATGAACTTCGCGGCCCAGAGGACCGGGGCATCTGTCGACACACTGAAGGCGCTCACCTACTCGCTGGGCCAGATGGGGATCGGCAGTGGGCGGGCGCAGGGCATCATCGAGAGCTTCGCGGCGCAGATGCGCAAGTTGCCGAGCCTCGCGGTGATCCAGCAGCAGTTCGGGGTCAAGGTGACATCGGGCGGCGCGCCGCGGGACACAGCCTCTTTGCTGAAGGACACCATTCGCGGCCTGGACAAGCTGGAATATCCGGTCGCGGCCAAGTACGCGGAATTGTTCGGCATCCCCGAGGAGGAGTACAACGTCCTGCGGGGCAACGCGGACAAGATCGATCGCCTTGACAAGGAGCAACAGGAAGCGTTCCGCCGCTTCGGGGTGGATGGGAATGCGGCGGGGGAAAGCTCGACCCTCCTGAGCATTGGGTGGCGCCAGGCGCTCATGAGCCTTGATGCGCTCATGTCGAAGGTCGCGATGTCTATCGGCCCGGCGATCACGCCACTCTTGTCGCAACTCAACGACTGGCTGGCGGCGCATCAGGACAGGATCGTTGCGGTATGCGAGCGGATCTTGACGGCACTGTCCGATCTTGTGCGCGACTTGCAGCAGTGGTTCGTTGCCTTCGGCCCTGTCGGCGACCGGCTCCTCTCCTTTCTGGAATGGGCGGCCGGCAGCGGAGGCATCGTCCGGGCAGTGGAGATCGTCGGCGGGGTCTTCCTCCTCGGGATCGCGGCGCGCTTCTTGGGCCCCCTCGGCTTGGTGGTTGTCGGCCTTCTCAGCCTCGCGGCGATGCTGTCGGGGAACACGGCCCACGCCGCGACGCCGGCCAGCCATGCGGAGAAGAGGGGCGGTGTCTTCGCCCGCGCGCGTGCCGCGATGACCCGCAGGCGGTCTCACGGAGCGTCGGGGTCTTGGGGTGGTGGTGGGGCATCCGGATCGTGGAGGCGCTCGCGCTCCGGTGGGGCAGGAGGCGCTGGCGGAAGCGGAAAGTGGGAAGGCCCGGTGCCCGCTCCGGCATCCGAGCCCGATCAGGCCCTGGCTGACGATCGGCGGAAGTTTGCGGAGGAGCTGAAAGACCCGGAGATCGCGGCTCGCTTCGCCGCGTTCGTCGAGTTCGAGGTGGGCAGCCAGGGTGCCGAGGCGCAGCAGGCGTTCATCGAGACGGTCTTCAATCGCGCATCCTCTCGCGGGCAGACGCTGCGGCAGACTTTGACCAGGGGCTATTACCCTGCGGAGACGACGGTCCCAGCGGAACGGCTCGCGAGGGACCCGCGCATCGCGGAAAAATACAAGGCGCTGTTCGACGCGGCCATGGTCGGCTCGAACATCTCGGGCTTCGCCACGGGCAACGCGAGCCTAGACGTCATGTTCGCCGGCGGCCCGCAGACATCCTCTTATGGGGGCGAACGGTACGGCATCGAGGGGCCGGACATCGGCTGGGCCCGGAGGATGCAGGACATCTCACGGCAGCGCCGCGCGCCGCCGCCGCCGATGCCGCCGAAGATGGAGCGCCCAGGGTTCGATCCGAATTCGATGTTCGACGCTCCCCCGCTGGGCGCCACGAACGACAACACATCGGTGAGCATCGACCAGGACACGGAGATTCAGGTTTTCGGCGACCCTGATCCGACGCGCACCACCAGCGAGGTCTCAGCCGCCCAGGTACGGGTGAACAAGGGCATGACCGAGCAACTGCAGAAGGCGGCGCCCTGATGGTGGACATCGTCGAGGCCGTCACCGGCACGGTCTCCCAGATTTTGGTGGGGTCGCGCCGGTCAATCGGCGGGATCGTGCCGCAGGTCGTGATCGAAGAACTGAGCAACGACACGCTCTTCATCACGAACCACCCCGTGGAGAAGGGCGCCGCGGTATCGGACCATGCCTTCGCGATGCCGAAGGCGGTGGAGATGCGCTGCGCGTGGTCCGACAGCGGGAACTATCAGGGCTATGCCAAGGCGGTGAACAACGCCCTGGTGGCCCTACAGGCGAAGCGCCAGCCTTTCACAGTGGTGACGGGCAAGCGCACCTACTCGAACATGCTGATTTCCGAGCTTCAGGTGACCACCTCGGCCGGTTCGGAATATGCCCTGTTCGTCCGCGTGCTCCTGCGCGAGGTCATCATCGTCTCGACGTCGACCGTCGCGGCCGGGAATGCCGGAACGCAGGCCAACCCGGCCCGGACGGGTGGGGTGACGAGCGGCGGAACGCGGCAGGCCATCAACGCCGCGGGTGCGGTGACGAACTGAGGCTATCGGCTGGTACCTAGGCGCTTCCACATCTGGCCACTTCGGTCGATCTGGACGCGCCGGCAGGTGGGGCATGTCTTCTGCGGTTCCGAAATCGAGTTTCCCGCGGCGATGAACATCCAGACGGGGATCCATAGCCCGCACGTGATGACCGCCAGAAGCAAGTGCAGGACATGAGATGTCGACCGCCGGGTGACGGTATGGGCCGACCCACACTTCGGGCAGATCACGGTTTCAAAACGCTTCCCCACGGCGCAACTCCCAGCACCTGACAACCCCTTCGAGCTTACGGCAGGTTGATGGCGACCGTCTACGAAATCCCAGTGACTCCGGCAGGAGGTAACCAGTCCTTCACCGTCGAGCTGAACGGCACCAGCTATCAGCTTTCGCTCACATGGCGCAACGCGCGGGATGCAGGGTGGGTGCTGGATATCGCCGACGCGGATGGTGCCGCTCTGGTGCGGGGTATCCCGTTGGTGACCGGTGCCGATCTGTTGGCGCCCTACAAGCACCTGTCCATCGGGGGCGGGGGCTCGCTCACGGTCACGACTGACGGCGACGCGGAAGCGATCCCGACCTTTGCCAATCTCGGCGCGACGTCTCACCTGTATTGGACCCCGCCCGCATGACGCAGCAGTGGCTTCGGAAGGTCCGGCTGGTCATCGGCAATGGGTCCGATGGGATCGACTGTTCTGACCTGCGCATCCGATTTGTGGTGCGCAAGGCGGAGGTGGGTTTTCCCGAGCACGCCGACATCACCATCACGAACCTCTCGAACGCCACAGCGAACAAAATCCGCAACGAGTACAAAGAGGTCTATCTGGAAGCAGGGTATCAGGGGAACTCTGCCGAGATTTTTCGCGGAGAGATCGTTCAGGTGCGGGGCCCTGGCCGCGAAAGCCCGACCGACACCTACCTCAACGTGATCGCGACCGCTTCCCAGAAAGCCCACTCCTACGCGGTGGTGAACAAGACGCTCGCGGCCGGGCACACGTTCAAGGATCAGGTCGACGCAGTGCTAGAGGCGATGAAGCCCTTCGGCGTGACCGCTGGCTATATCACGGACTTGGGCACCACCAAGATGCCACGGGGCCGGGCGATGTTCGGCATGGCGCGAAACCAATTGCGGGCGATTTGCGGCTCGGTGGGCGCGGCGTGGTTCATCTCCGGCGACAAGTTGAACATCGTGAAGTACGGCGAGACGCTTCCCGGCGATGCCGTCGTGCTCAATTCGGAGACCGGCCTGATCGGCATGCCGGTGCAGACCATTGAGGGCGTAGAAGCCCGCTGCCTGCTGAACCCGCAGTTGAAGGTCGACAGCAAGGTCAAGATCAACGAAGCCAGCATCCAAAAGGCGAAATACAACGTCGACTGGCAAAACAGCTATGAAGTCCAGAAAGACCAGTTTGACCGCATCATCGCTGCTGATGGCATCTACAAGATCCTTGCACTGACGTTCACCGGGGACACGCGCGGAACCGAATTCTACGCGGATTTCCTGTGCGCCTCGGCGGCGAACGGCGTCCCAGTGGCTGCGGCGCAGCGCTATTTTCCCAACCCGAACGGCAACTGACCCATGGATTCCCGGACGCGATACGAGGACCTTCGCGAAGCCGTCGAGACGATGGTTGAAGGCCGGCTGGCGGAGCTCCACACATCTGAACACTGCCGGATTGTCTCGTGGGATGCCCAGAAACAGACGGCGGTTCTCCAGCCCACCAACAAGGCACTCATTCGCAAGCCTGATGGCACGACGGAATGGGTGCTGAAGCCCCAGATCCCGGACGTGAAGGTGCAATATCCTTCGGGCAATGGCGTGACCATGACGTTTCCCCTCAAGGAGGGGGATGAAGTGCTCGCCGTCATGTCGTCCCGCTCCCCGGACGTCTGGCAGCAGAACGGCGGCGATCAGCAGATCATCGACACCCGGCTTCACGACCTCTCCAACGCCTTCTGCCTTCCAGGCTTTCGGTCGGACGCAAAGGCCTTGGAGAACGTCTCCACGGACTCGACCCAGATCCGCTCCGATGACGGCCAGACCGTGATCGACATCAAGGACGGATCCGTCGCCCTGAAGGTGCAGGACACTGAAGTCCAGGCGCTCAATGACAAGGCAGTCATGAAGAAGGGCAACTTGCTCGTTCAGGTCAACTCCTCCCGCGTCGACCTCGGCGGCACTGGGGGGCAGGCCGTACTCACCGAGGGCGGTGCCTCCTCCAAAGTCTTCGCGGTGCTCTGATGCGGGTCCGGAAGCTCGACGCCAAGGGCGACATGCAATTCGGCCGGGGCCAGGCGAACTTCTTTCGTGATGTCCCCGAAGCCCCGGCGCAGTGCGTCCGGACCCGCCTGTGGCTCCGGCTCGGCGAATGGTTCCTGGACACGTCAGACGGCACGCCGTGGAACACCGAGGTGCTCGGCAAGAACACGGCCGACACCCGCGACGCCGCAATCCGCGCGCGGATTGAGGGCACCACGGGCGTGACCTCGCTCGACGCCTACAATTCGACCTTTGATCCCGAGAGCCGGAAGTTCTCGGTGGATGCGGAGATCTCGACCGCCTTCGGCTCCTCGAACGTCCGCGAGACCCTTTGATGGCGATCACCTGCACGATCGATGCGGCCGGCATCTCCGCGCCGCCACTGGCCGATATCCTCGACTACCTCACGACCCAGTACCGCGCGATCTATGGCACCGACGTGGTGCTGGACAACGACACGCAAGACGGCCAGTGGATCGGCATCATCGCGACCGCCATACACGACGGCAACGCCATGTGCGTCTCGGCCTACGAGGCATTCTCTCCGGCGACCGCGCAGGGCGAGGGCCTGTCGCGCATGGTCAAGATCAACGGGCTCGCCCGCCACGTCGCATCGACTTCGACGGTCGACCTGCTGCTCGGCGGAACGGCCGGAACCGTCATCACCAACGGCTACGCGACCGACGATGCCGGGAACCGGTGGATGCTTCCGGCCTCGGTGACCATTCCAGTCGAGGGGCAGATCACGGTCACGGCGACGGCCTCGGATGTGGGCGCGGTTTCTGCCCCGGCCGGGTCGGTCACCGGCATCGGCACCCCGACGCGAGGGTGGCAGACCGTCACGAACCTCCTCGCGGCGGTGGAGGGCGACCCGATCGAGACCGATGCGGCGCTCCGGACACGCCAGGCGTCGTCGACCGAGATCCCTTCGCAGACCATTTTCGAGGGGCTCGTGGGGGCCGTTGCGGCGATCGAGGGCGTCACCCGCTATGGCGGCGTCGACAATGACGGGGACGCCACGGACGAGAACGGCATCCCCGGGCACACCTTCTCGCTGGTGATCGAAGGTGGGGACGCGCAGGCCATTGCGCAGACCATCTATGCGAAGAAGGGGCCCGGGGCGGGGACCTATGGTACCACCTCCGAGGTGGTCACCGACACCTATGGGGTACCGCACACCATTCGCTTCATGCGGCCGACCTCCGTCCCGATCACGGTCGAGATCACCCTGAAGGCGCTGCCCGGCTACACGACCAACATCGGGGCCAAGATCAAGCAGGCCGTCGTGGACTACGTCGCCGGCCTCGCGATCGGGGATGAGGTCTATCTCACGCGGCTGTTCGTTCCGGCGAACCTCAACGGGACGGCCGAGAGCGCGACCTTCGACATCACTGGGCTCCTGATCGCCCGGGACGCCGGAACGCCCGGCTCATCCAACCTGACCCTCGACTATTTCGAGGCACCCACCTGCGCGATCGACGACGTGTCGATCACTGTTACCTGAGCACCGGAGGCTGAAGTGGCCGTATCCTACAACACGACGCTGAAGAACACCCGTCTGAGCGCGGTCGTGACCGCTATCGGATCCGCAGGCTACATTCAGGTCTGCACGTCCGGATATGGCACGGTTCTCGCCACGATCCCGCTCGCCAATCCTGCGGGGGCTGTCGCGGGCGGCGTCCTCACTCTCACGACGCCGGTCTCCGACGCGACCGCGGACGCCACGGGGACTGCGGCCGTGGCCCGCATCAAGGACAGTGGCGGCACCGTCATCGCGTCCGGCTTGACGGTCGGAACCTCCGGCACGGACATCACCATCGCCTCGACCTCGATCGTCGCCAGCCAGGTCGTGACCATCAATTCGGCCACCATCACCCACGCGGCCTGATCTAGGTCCGGTCCATGGCCTACATCTTCCTGACCTCCGGTTCGACCTGGACGGTCCCGGCTGACTGCCCGCTGATTGAATGGGTCGATTGCATCGGCTCGGGTGCTGACGGAACGATCGTCGGCACAGGTGGGACCGGCGGCGGCGGCGGCGCCTGGGCGCACAAGCACAACGTCTCTGTCACGCCCGGCGCGACCATCAACATCCGTGTTGGCGCCGGCCTGGATACCGTCTTTGGCGGGACATCTCTGGCCTCGTGCATCTGCGGCGCCCAGAAGGCCAATGGGGCCACCGGAGGTGCCGCGGCATCCTGCGTCGGTGACGATGCTCTCAGCGGGGGCGACGGGCATGCCGGTGCAGGGTTCGTGCACGGCGGCGGCGGCGGCGCGGCCAGCTATGGCGGCGCGGGAAGCCCCGGTACTACGAGCGTCGGCGGCAACAGCGGCTCGGGAGCGGCTGGCGGCGCGGTCAACACGGACGGCAGCCCTGGCACGGAGTTCGGTGGCAGCCACGGCGCGGGTGGCGGTGGAGGGCCCAGCGGTAGTGGCGGCCAGGCCGGCGGCGCCTACGGCGGCGGCGGTGGCGGAGCGGGCGGCGGAGCGGTAGGAGCCGGGGCCGGCGGCCTCATCATCCTCACCTACACGCCCACGCTCACCGCCCGGATGGCAGTGACCGAAGGGGCTGATTCCTTCGCCGGCGCCGCGGCGATGAAGGATATCGCGTCCATGGCGGTCACCGAGGGCGGTGACACCTTCGCCGCGACGGCGGTGATGACCAACATCGCCAACATGGCCGCGACCGAGGATGCCGATCGCGTCACGATGAGTTCGGCGGACATCGCCTTCGCTCTTATGGCGGTGACGGAAGACCCGGATGAATTTTCCGCGACCGGTACGCTCGGCTGGAGCGCGGATCTCGCCGCCACCGAGGATCCGGACACATTCGAAGGTGTGATGACGGCGGAGAGCCTTCTCACGATGGCCGTGAGCGAGGGCGCCGACAGCATCTCGGGAACGGCGTTCATCTCCAATTCTGGAACGACGCCGATCAACACGGCGGCCCCATTCCGTGGTGCCGACTACCTCGACCTCATCACGTCCGAACATCGCGGCAAGGCGCGGTTCACATCGACGATCGCAGCCTCCGTCAGCCCGACCGCCGAGCAGCAGGCCATGCTCGCGGCGTTGCCGGCGGCGTTCGACCTCGACACTGCCATCGGCGTGCAGCTCGACGCGGTCGGGGCCTGGGTCGGCATTTCGCGCCTAATCCAGATTCCGCTGATCAACGTCTGGTTCTCATTCGACATCGTTGGCCGCGGTTGGGACGAGGGCATCTGGAAGGGGCCCTTCGATCCCGAGACCGGCATCTATGCCCTGGATGACGACACCTACCGGAAGCTGATCCGCCTGAAGATCCGGGTGAACAACTGGGATGGTCTACTGGGGAGTGCTCAGGCGGCGATCGCGGAGTTCTACGCTGCCGAGGGGTCGTTCCCCTTCGTCCTGGACAACACGGACATGAGCATGACCGCCTGCATCTCAGGCGCCCGGCCCGCGGCGGTGATGTTCGCGATCTTCGCCGGCCGGTACGTCGAGTTCAAACCGGCTGCCGTGCGCCTGAACACGGTGGTCCCGTCCGTTCCGGGAACTGGCGCCTTCGGCTTCGACGTCGAGAACGACTACATCGGCGGCTTCGATTCCGGCTCGTGGCCGCGCGATGCCGAAGAGGCGATGATCGAAGAACTCTCGGCCTGATCCACCCACCTCTGAACCAAGGTCGCACGCGCAAGCGGGTAGCGCATCGCCGCGGGGTTTTCCATGTCCACAAATGATTTTCTGCCGTTCGGTATCGGTGCGGGCGCCAACGTGCTGTCGCAGAGCGATTATGCCGCTTTGGTGGCGCGTCTGAGCGGGTTCCAGTCCGGGGTCGCCAATTCCGCCCAGGTGAACAAGGCCATCCGTCAGGCTGCGTTCGTCGCGGCAATGATCGGCCAGTTCACGGCCGACTACGGTGGTGACGCGCTGGACAACGGCGACCTTCCGACCTTCGAGGAGAACTTCAAGAACGCGCTTGCTGCCTGGATCGCGTCCGGGGAATCTCCGGTCGACCTGAGCGGTTACGTGCTGCGCGCCGGCGACACGATGACGGGCGCGTTCGTCGCCCCGGCTGGGTTCCGCACCGCGGCGCGGCTGCTGTCGACCGCAACCACTCTTGCGGCGGCGGATCTCGGCAAGTTTATCGAAATCACGGCCAGCTCCACCATCACCACGACACTTCCAAATCCTATCGGAGTCGGCGGTTCGCGGATCGTGGTTTGGAACAACACCGCATATGCCCAGACGCTCTCCACCCCCGCCGGGGCTTTCATCGGCCCGAATGTGACCAGCGGGACGACGATCCCCATGCTCCCGGGCGACATCTTCAACTTGGAGAGCGATGCGTATAACTGGATCCGGACCAGCGCGGCCAGTCAGGCCTCGACGACATTCCCGGTCGCGTCTTTCTACACGACCTCTGCGACCTGGACGAAGACGGCCGGCGCAAAGAAGGCGTGGATCCTTGGTCATGCCGCCGGCGGGGCTGGTGGCGGGACCTCCGGCACGGGCGGCAGCGCAGCGGGCACAGGCGGCGGCGCCGGCGAGTTCCGTGTGGGCCTCTTCGATATCTCTGGGGTCGCATCCGCGACTGTCGGAATCGGCGCCGGAGGCAGCGGCGGCACCAACATCGATGGCGGCAATGGGGGCGACACGACAGTCGGCGCGCTCATGACCTGCAAGGGCGGCAATGGGGGCGGCCGAAACCTCGTCATCAATGCCAATTTCTCGCTCGGAGGCACCGGTGGCAGTGGCGGATGGGGCTTCCCCGGATGCGGCGGCGGTGGTGCCCAGGGCGGTACGGGCGGCGTCGGTGGGTCCGGCGCCATCGGTGGCGGCGGTCGCGGAGGGGATTCGACCCAGGGCAACCAGGATGGCGGCGCCGGCCGGCGCGGTGGTGGTGGCGGCGGCGCTGATGGCTTCATTGGCTCCGCCGCGGCCGGCGGAAAGGGCGGCGACGGCTGGGTCATCATCGTGGAGATGTGAGAAAGACCATGCGCATTGCGATCATCGAAGACGGGCTGGTTTCGCGGGTCATTTCCGGGGGCGAGGACTGGCAGGAGGTCTTTCCAGATATTGTCGGTGTCGCGAGCGACACTGCCAATGTGGGGGATCTGTGGGACGGAACGGCCTTCGCTCCGCCACCCGCGCCGCCGCCTACGATCAACGACCTGAAGACCTATGCGGGCAACAAGCGCTGGAGCGTCGAGACCGGCGGGATCGTGGTGGAGGGCATTCCCATCGCCACCGACGATCGGTCCAAAATCATGATCACTGGTGCCCGCATCGCGGCGCAGGCGGATGCCGGCTTCACCACCAGCTGGGTGGTAGCGGACGGGACCGTGCACGATCTGGACGCCGAGCAGATCATCGCCATCTCCGACGCGGTCCTCGCCCATGTGAGTGCTGCCTTCGCGACCTACTCCGCGGTGATCTCGGGCATCAATGCCCAACCGCAGGCCATCACGACCGTTGCTGAAATCGACGCCGCCAGCTGGCCGGCGAACGTCTGAGGAGCGCGACCATGACCGTTTCGGTGTCGGGCGACACGACCGTCTACCAGAATGCCAAGGGCAACCCGCAGGAAGCCCAGGGCATCACTCTTCTGGCGGGGAAATCCGCTTGGGCCGCCGCGAACACGGCCATTACGCGCCCGGCCAACACGACCGCCTATGCCGCGCACAACTCCATCGGCGGCGCTGCCAACTGCCTCTTCACGTTTTCCAACCTGTTCCCATGGGCGGGCGCCGCCGGAATCCTCACCGGCATGAAGCTGGTCATCAACGCGTCGGGCATCTCCGTGCCCTCCGGAATCGCGGTGAGGGCCCACCTCTTCAACGACGATGTTTCGGCTACGGCTCTCAGTGCCAATGCCGACCAGTCCACCTTCAAGACCATGGTGGCGAACGCCGGCGCGAAGCTCGGCTACGTCGACTTCACGAGCTTCTCCATCGGCGGATCCGGCTCCGACGCCATCGAGAGCTACGGTACGCCGGTGGTGTCCCCGCTGCATCTTCAGGCCAAGGCCGGCGGCCGCAACCTCTACGCCATCCTGGAGGCGACGGCGGCCTACACGCCCAACAGCGCCTCGGTCTACAGCCTCTACGCCGCCATGGCCGGCCTCTGACCCATGGCCGCGCTCGCCACGACCGTCGGGAAGCTGGCCTTCCGGAACGCACTGGGATGGGGGCCGCGCGCTTCTGCCTCGGGCCCAAAATGGGGCATCGCGACGAACCGGTCGCAAATCGCCACGGCATTCGCATCCGCGCAGTATTTCGCTTGCAAGATTTCGTTCAAGACCTATACGGCAGTGACAAAGATAAAGGTCATCATGCCGTTCTGGTATATTGCTCTTGGAGATATCGAGACGAACCTCAGCACCGGAGGAACGTTGTACATGTGGCTCGAATATCCTCTGGGAACCTATACGCCTTTTACCATTGGCGGAAATGCGGCCATCACGATTGTGCCAGGCTCGCACGCCACCGCGGTGCTCGATGTTGTCATTCCGGCCGCGGCGGCGCTCAAGATCCATAGCAAGTGGGCGCTGTCCACCACCGGCCAGGTGCCGAGCAACGTCATCGCGTCGAACACGTCCGGCGACGGGCGCGTGACCAACGCGGCGGCGGCGGCGGCCTACCAGCCGGGCGACGCCATGCTCACGAGCGCGAGTGTTGGCACGGCGCCGCTGGTCCTGGGCTACGGGGATTTTGGCACCACGCCCACGTTTCTCGGGTTCGGCGACTCCATCATGTACGGCCAGGTGCCGCACGGCTCGAATGGTGGAGACGCGCTCGGCAATGCGAGCTGGTTTGAAAAACTCGTCAGCCAGTCCGGGTTCGGGGTGTGGAACATCTCCAAGCCCGGGGCCATGGCGTCGGTGCTCTACAACGGCGGCAACCCGTCGATCATGTCGAAACGGCTGGCGCTGCTGTCGGAGATCCAGCACAAGCCGATCGTGGTCAACGAGCTTGGTCACAACGATCTCGCGAGCCCAGGCGTTCCGACTGCGTTGGCGGCGTGCTCCGGCCTCAATGCGCTCATGCGCTCCTACTCCACCAAGATCGTGCAGACGACCTTGACGCCCTGGACGCAGAACCCATTCCCCGCAGGTGGTGTGGGCCAGGCGGATGCCTCCTCTGGCGCGGTGACGACCTTCAACAATGGCGTGCGGGGCGGATCCATCACCAACATGGATGCCATCCTCGACCTCAATGGCGCTTCTCGCTCTGCGGGCTCTGAGCTGTTGTGGGATGTGACCGGAGGAGATCCGACCGCAGACGGCATCCACCCCAACAATCTCGGTGACGGCCTGATCGCCTCGCGGCTCCGCTCGAGCACGAGCGACGTGCACACCCTCCTCGCCGCTCTCGCTTGGCCCGGCTACTGACCTGACCGCCGCCTGAGCGCGGCTTCCCTTCCGTCCACACATCCCGAGGTGATCCATGGTTGCGAGCAATTTCGCGCCCGCGCTGGCGTGCGTTCTGGTGCATGAAGGCGGCAAGGATGATGACCCGGTGGATCCGGGTGGCCGCACCGCTTACGGCGTGATCCAGCGCCGCTACAACCAGTATCGGCGCGCGAAGGGCCTGCCGGTGCGCGACGTGTGGCTCATCACGCCGGACGAGCGCGAGGAGATCTACAAGGTCTACTACTGGGATGTCTGCCGGGCAGCCGACCTCCCGGCGGGCCTCGATTACTGCGTGTTCGACGCCTGCGTGAACAGCGGCGACGGGCAGGCGGCAAAATGGGTTCAGCGCGCCATCAACGACGTGCGCTCCAAGAGCGGTCAGGGGCCCATCGCCGTGGACGGCCGCATTGGCGACGGCACCGTACAGGCGGCGAACGACATCGACGATATCGACGCGGTGATTTCCGCGATGCAGGCGCGCCGACTGGCCATGCTGCGGAACCTCAAGACGTGGTACCGATTTGGCAAGGGCTGGTCCACCCGCGTCGCCGAGGTCAAGAAGCTGTCCCAGGCGGTCGCGCGCGGCAGCGTGCCGGCTCCGACGCCTAAGGGCTGGGTCACGGCACCAGACAAGGCTCCGGCCGCGCAGGGAGGCTCCCCGACTTCGCCGAAGGCACTCCCCAGCGACGCCAAGCCGCTGCCGAGCCCCACGGGCGGCGTGGTGGCGACCACCATCGGCACCGCCTCCTCCGGCGTCTCCACGGTCACTACGACCGCGGCGCCCGCGCAGGGGCTCTCTCCTACGCTCGACATGGTGCTCCAGGTGCTCATCGTCCTGGGCATTCTGCTGACCTTGGCCGGCGCGACCTACGCCTGGTGGGCGAACCGCAGGGCGAAGCAGATGGCGGCGGAACTCGACATTGCGGTTCCGCCCGCGCCGGACGTGGAGACGGCCAACGACAATGAGACGGGCGGGGATCACCCGGCGGCGGCGCCGGGGGAGGCGGCATGACCGCGCTCGCCATCCTCGCGCTTCTTGCCGGCGCCACGTGGCTCATCTCCATCGGCATCGCCATGTACCATCGGTCCTGGCTCGGGATGGACTGCATCCCGGACTGGAGCGAGAACCTCGTTGGGGTCTCGGTGGTGGCGTTCTTGGGCCTCGCCTTCCTGTGGGCCTCGCTCGCCCTCATCGACCTTATCCGCTGGATGGTTGGGGGCTGACCCATGCTTGAGGCCGCCCGCGCTCTGCTCCTCTTCATTGGCGGCGCGGCCCTCATGATCACCCTGTCCATCGGCTTCCCCTTCCTGCTCTTCCTCCTCATCCACCTATGGGGCTGACGATGCCTGCCTTGCTCGTGGCGCTCGCCGCGCCTTTTCTGCCGCTGATCGCTACCCTGTGGTTCATCCCTGCGGTCACTGCCGGCGTGTCGTTTCTCGCGACATGGATCTTCGGTGGAGACCTCCAAATGGCCCTGATCGCCGCCGTGACGCTGGGTGCTGCCGCGCTGGTGTTCCGCATGTTCGGCCTCAAGGCAGCCCTGGGCGTGCTCGTGACGGGCGCGCTGCTTCTGGCCCGGCGCTCGGGTGAGAAGTCCGGCGTCGCCAAGCGTGACGCGGCCGTGGCGAAAGAAACCGATCGCCTCATCCGCAAAGGCCAAGACGCCGCGCGCGAGGCTGACACCCGCAATGCCGATCCCCGCAACCTCGATGAAGACGATGGGTGGCGGCGCCGTGACTAAGACGCTCATGATCCCCATGGCGGTGGCGGCCTTCGTGCTGCTGACCGCCGGCAAGTGCTCCGATCCATCAGCCGAGGCGCAGCGCCAGGCATGGTGCGCGGTCAACCGGCCCATCTGCTGGTCCACGCAGGACACGGCGGAGACCAAGCGCCAGGCCAAGCGGTGGAACGCCGCCGGGAAGGCCCTGTGCGACTGGACGCCAAAGCGCAACCCCTGTCCGAAGGGGTGATGCGTGCTCATCGTCCACATGAAGAAGTATTTCCGAACGCGGGCCATCGAATGGATGCTCGCGCTCGTCACGCTCCTGTGGGGCATCATCCTCCTGTCGCCGGGGACGCAGTTCAACAGCGCGGCCTACCGCGAGCTGAGCGCATGGGCTGATGAGACCGTCTGGGGCTGGTTCTGCCTCATCCTCGGCCTGGCGCGGCTGCTCGCGCTGTTTGTCAACGGAGCCCTGCGCTACTCGCCCATCATCCGGTCGTCCATTGCGGGGGTGTCCTTCAACTTCTGGATCGCTGTCAGTCTGGGGTTCTGGGATGGAGGCGCAACCACGGCATTGGCGGTCTACCCCATGTTCGCCCTGTTCGACTTCCTGCTGGCATGCCTGATCGGCATAGAGGCGGGGCAGGTCGCGGCGCAGATGCGGGAGGCGCGCAAGCATGGCCGCTGAACTTCCCCCCGCAGCGGACTCGCCATGGGTCTACATCATCGGCGCCGCGATCGCCTTCGCTGGGGTCGTGTGGAGCTATCTGAAGGGCCTGCATATCCAGGCAAACAAGCCCAGCTCCGAAATCTCCATCGTCGGTGGCGCATTCGCCGACCGCATCGCCATCGAGCGCCTCGCAACGGCCATCGAGGAGACCGCGGACATCCTGAAGGACATCAGGAAGGAAATGCTGGAGCACGGCCGCAATCAGGAGATCAGCGAGCTACGCCGCAAGGTGGATGAGCTGATGGCAGCGAAGAAGTGACAGGCCCGCGCCCGCGCGTCCAGATCATCACCGACTCCCACGGCGCCTATGTGTGGCTCACATGGCCGGGCGGGAGAACGGAGCGCGTGGACCTGACCGTCGAGGATGCTGCGGGACTGATCTCTCAAGCTGCCGATGCGTGGGGCTATCTCCACCTGCTCGATCGCCGCGCAAAGTATAATCCTGCACATGCGGATTATACCGAACTATCGCCGCCGCACTTCCTGCACCAGATCGAGGGCTGACCCCCTCCACGAGACCGCCGCTCACCACGGCGGGAGGCCTCACGGCCGAGCCCTCCTTGGGCGTTTCCTCCCTGAACTGGCCCGCTCTCCGAAAGGGGTGCGGGCCTTTTTCGTTTCAGGGTCCGCGCGGCGTCGGCCGCTGGTGCCACGCCGGCCGGGTGCTCACCTGCCGCGATCCGCATTTCGAGCACCGATAGCGCCGCGCCAGACCGGGTACGGGGAGATCCCCCGGCAGATCGTCGACGCACACGTCGACATGGTGGCCGCACGCCTCGCACCACACGATGATGGCGCGCACGCCGTTCTCGCGCATGTTGGCGAGGTCCATGGGATTGAGAGGAGCTCCAGGCCTTCTCAAGCGCCACTGCGCCTGGTGGTAGCCTTCGAGGAGGTGACGATGATCGCCGGGCGCGGGCGCGTCATGGGATCGCCCACCACCGTCTCCCGCACCTCAGCAAGCGCGTAGGTGTTCCAGGGATATTCGGCGTGGAAGGTCGCCAGCGCTGCTCGCGCCGCGCCCTCATCCTCGAAGGTCTCGCAATCCATTCCGTGCGGCCCGCGCCACACGATGACCCAATCCGACATCTAGCCCTCCTCGGCCTTCGCTATTTCGGCGTCGAGCATGGCGCCCCACATATTGACGGCCCACAATGTGTGGCGCCGTCCGCACGGGCAATCCTGCTCTATCCGCCCAGCCATTGCCATCGCCGCGGTCGGCGCTTCGCCAATCGCCTTCAGGGCGGAGAGGGCCATAAAACGCCATTTATTGTGCGTGTCTTCGCCCTCCTCTGCCCAGGTCGTTTTCCGGGCTGCGCCACACGCCCGCACGCTCTCGGCCTGCCAAAGCGCTTCGGCCACGCGCTCCACCATCTCGCTTGTCATGGCTTCGGCTCCTGGGTGGGCTGAAGGGCGTCATCATCGCCGCTGAGAGCTTCGTTCAATTCGCGCCCAACGATCTCCGCGCCACGCCCGAAGATGGCGCCGAACGCGAAGGCCAGCGCGAGGTTCGTAGTCGCCGGCCACCAGATCGCGCAGGCCGCCACAATGGCCATGAGAAAGGTCGCGACCCAGATCCATGCTTTTCGGCCCATTTCCTCACCCTCCCTCAGTGGTGGGAGGAGGGGGAAGGGGGCGCCAGTGGGTCGGCTCAATCTTCAGCACGGTCTCCGACCCGACAATCACCCAATCCTTGAAGTGCTCGCTCCATGCAATCGTGATTGACGGCACCTTTTTCCATGGAGCGAACGCGGCCATAAATGGCCTACCCGTGCGGGGCGCGCTCTCGATCGTCTTCCACACCCCGTAGGCCTCAGTCATGGTGGGTCTCCTCAATATCCGGCGCGTTGAAGGCACGGGGCTCCTGCCGCCAATCCCCTTGGGCGAAGATCACGATGTCCTCGGCGTCGATGTCCCGCCGGGCGCGCCTGTCCCACCAGCGATGGATGAAGCCCGGCCGGCCCCACACCCTCACGGCGGACCAGAACTCTTCGCCACGGAAGCCGACGAAGTGGACGGCGGGGGTCATGCCCTCGGCCCGAGAAAGATGCGCCCGACATCGGTAATGCGGGCGCAGACGCCAGCCTTTCGGTTCTCGTCATCCAGGATCGCGAGCCCGCGTCCAGCGAGAGCGCGGACAACGTGCCGCTTCACACCGCACCCCCTGCCGTAGCAGACCATCATCTGGTCCTCGCGCTCGCCGAGCTTGCGGAGGCAGGCCCACTGCGCATCGGTCAGAACGCTCATTGGCCTCTCTTCGTGGACAAGAGTGCGCGGCCGGCTTCCGTGGGGCGCCAGTAGCCCTTCGCTGCCCCGGGCCCATCGGTATAGGCGAGCCCCTTTTTCTCCAAGACGCGGAGAAATGACCCGGCCCACGATCCCGGGTGACGCCCATTAAGAGATCCGCGGCATTCGTTGCTCTTGCCGACCTCGCGGCTGGTCATAGGGGCTTCTTTGCACCCCCGAACGAGAGCGGTCAAAACCGCCCGCTGTCCACCCGATATATCCGACATATTCATCTCCAGTCATTGTTGTTGCTACAATAACCGTCCCCGTTTATAGTGTCAATAAGAGGGGACGTTTATGGAGTCCAATTTGACAAAATTTTCGGGGACGGATATCCCGCGCCGCATGGGGCGACCTCCGCTGCACGTGAAAGAGACCAAGGTCCGCCTGACCGATGATCAGCGGCGCCGTATAGAGGCGCTTGTTGGCCCGAGCCGGATGGCGGCTTTCATCCGTGAGGCGGTTGAGGCCGAGCTGAAGCGCCGCGAGCGCCAGAATGCGAAGGGCTGATCCATCTCCAAGCTTCGCGCGTGGCTCGCGCGTAACCGATCTTCATGCCAATCCCAGCCCCGATTAAGAGGCCGCCAATCCAGATGAACAGGATGGGGAGCCATTCCGTCGATCCCATCTCCACCTCCTCAGTCCTTGAGCGGAACGACAAGCCGGAAGCGCATGCTCGGGTCATCTTCATGCTGGTGCATCCACGCCAGAAGCGGCCGGAAGGAGATGAGCGGCACATAGTTGACCGCTCCGGCCTTGGTCACGGTCTTGTCCACGAGGCCGGCGGACAGAAGCTCATCAAGAGCGGCTTGGCTTCGGTCGCTGGGCCGGTACTCAATCATCGCGAAATTGAGACCAGTGCATCGGCCCGGTTCCATCATGGAGAACCACGCCCCGGCGACGGCCTTCGCATCGTCGCTTAGGGCGTCTATCGCCTCAGGCAGCTTTGCCATCTCCACCTCCAATGGACATCACGAGAACGGCTGCGGCGGCACTGTGCTGGTGAGGGGGGAAGGGAAAATTCCCCATTCCGCTCAATAGGCGCAGTTTTGCCCTCACCTTCGATCAATGCATTGATTTAGTGAGATAATAAGCAGCCCTGCCGGGGTCGCCATCCCAAAAAATCGGCATTGATATCTAACGCTTTTCCGACTTCTTGCCCTCACCTGATTTCGGGTGAGGGATTGTGACGTTCGACAGGCGTTCCGCAGCGGCCTTAGCAAGGCGCTTCTGGTTCGCCTTCTTGGTGTAGTGGTCGGCCATCCTTCCCGAGGTCCAGCCGAACAGCGCCATCATCTCCTGGTTGGAGGCCCCCGCCTCGGCTGCGCGCACGGCGCCGGCCTTCCTGAGGCCGTGGGCGGCGCCTGGGCACCCTGCGGCCCGGCAGGCCTCACGGAACCAGTTCCCGAAGCTCTCCTTCACCCAAGGGCGCCCCGCTGCTGTGGCGAGGATCGCGAGGTCTCCTGTGGGGCCGGCGGCGATGGAGGTGGCGAGCTGCGGCAGGATCGGGATGAACACCTCGTCCCGCGTCTTCTCCATGCGGATCATGAACATGCCGTCGCGGATGTGCTGGCGCCCGAGCTTCACCGCGTCACCGCGCCGCAGGCCGGTGTAGAGGAGCACATCGAAGGCCAAGCGCTCACGGGTGCCCAAAGGCCACCTCGCCTCGAACTGCGCAAGCTCCTCTTCCGTCCAAGTGTGGAATCCCTCCTGGTCCCGGCCGAGCCTCACCCGCGCTACGCCCTTCGTCGGGTCCGCGTCGATCAGTCCGCCATCCCCCGCCGCCCAGCCGAAGAAGACGCGCATCGCCTTCAGGAAGGTATTGGCGGCGTGCGGGGTGTCCTTGCGGCGCTCGCGGCCGGCGAGGATTGAGGCCGGTGTGAATGCGGACAGAGGGTCCTTCCCGGCCGTCGCCGTCACCGCGCGATAAACTGCCTCGCGCTGAAGCCGCGTCGACGGGGAGAGGGCCGCCCAAGCCGAGCTCGCCCGGTACCTATCGAGAGCCCATTCGAGGGTCATGCGGCCGGCCACCTTAGCATGTGGCTGTGGCGCTCCCTCAATCGCGACCCGGTATTGCTGCCAGAACTCCTCGGTGCCGTAGGGCGCCTTCAGCCTCGTTCGCCGCCCCTTCCCCTTGCGCACGTACCAGACCACGACGCCATGGCGCGTGACCTGCTGAACGAGATAGGGTGGGCGCGGGCGCGGCATTCCGTCCATTACAGCACCGGCATCCGTTGGGGTTCAACTGGGCGCCCCTGGGCTTCCCCGTCGATCCTGTGGGCATCCTCAACCGGGATGACATCGGCCGTCCCGTGCACCAGGTCCACGCGCACAGCCATTCCAACGCGCTTCGCTGCCTGGAAGACGCGGGCGAGGTCGGCTTGCGTAAAGAGGGCCGGGCGGCGGGGCATCAGATCCTCCCGTCCCCAAAAAACTGCACGCCACGCTTTGATTTCAGCCAGCGACGGATATCGCGGTGCGCATGGAACCATTCCCCGCGCACGCGGATGTGGTTGAACATCGCGTGCAGCTCTTTTTCGTCGTCCTTCGTCCCAGGAAATGAAGCTACAAGCTCTACATCCAGTGGGGATGATGTCCTTAGTGAGTGAATTCGTTGATCGATATTCCTTGTGAATCCAATCTTTATGTAATTAGCGCTCCTAATGATGTATATCGTATCTTCGCGCTCTTTTTTCCTTGGGTTATTCGGCTCATGCCGCATCTGGTGAAACTTGGGTGCGAATTTACGCAACGCCTTCTCATCGAAGGTCCAGGTTCCGCCGATCTTGGCCGCCCCTGGGATCTGCCCGCGCGAGGCCAAGGCTTGCACGGTCCTGACCTCTACGCCAAGGATGGAAGCCGCGGCGCTCGCCCGGATGCGTTCGAAGGTGAGGGGCATCAGGCGATCCTCCCGAGGAAGGCGCCAGCGCAAAACCCGACCATGACGCTCTCGGCATAGAGGCCGATGCCGAAGAGGAACACGCATAGAGCGCCGAGAATGGCCGGCATGGCTAAGGCGATGAGGTTGGGCATCAGGGGCCGGGCTCCTCTCGCTGGGTGGCGCTAGGACGTGGCTCTAGACGTGCGATCTGGGCCTGGGGGTCAAGCTTTATGGTAAGGCCACCGCACCAAACCGCGCATCCGGTTTCAACGGCGTCGCGTGCCGCGTGAACCCATTGCCGGCGAGCGGGGGCAGCCGGGCGCCCATCGATCTGCAGTTGGTACAGCATCTCACCCCTCCTCATCGCCCAGGGGGGTTTTCAACATCAGCGATGAAGAACGCGGACCCATCGGGCAGAACAACAGGGGCCTGCCCAGTGAGATGGTCGTGCATCGCCATCATGGCGTTAGCGAACCAGCCGATCATGTTGTCCTCGGAGTCGAACTCGGCAGGATTATCGCTGCGCTCTTTGCACTCGCGATAGAGCTTTGCCCAGGCTCTCGCGTCCGGATTGGCATGAATGCTCATGTCGTAGTCCATTTCACTTCTCCTTCTCCTCATCGCCCAGGAGGGCGCGGATGTCGGCTTCGCACTCGGCTTTTGCTTCACGTGCTAGCGTGTCATCCCAGGCCTTGTGGGCGCATGCCAAAAGCGCGTCCCGTAGCGCCTCGCGCCGGGCTTCTGCGCAGGCGGCCGGCATCTCGACGGCTAGCGCCGCCTCTATGGCCTCGACGAATGCCGGACCGGGGCCAAGCTTGCCGCCGTGGCGAGCATGCCATGCGTTCCAGGCGGCTGCGATTGCTGCGGGGCTAACGCTCATAGCTTCCCGTCGCCTCCGCTCTGGAGCCACTTGCGCCCGTAGACGTGGACGACCTTCGTGCCGGTTTGCTGGAGCACAACGCCTTCCTTGCCCTCGCGGGTGCGATAGGAACCGATCACGGTGCCTTCGAAGCCATCATGGGCGATGCGGTAGGTTTCACCATCTCGGGGCACGTCTCCTCCGTTCTGGAGGGTGGATTCGGCGATGTCTTTCACCGTCATATGGTGATCTTCCGCGTATTCGGAGTTCGCAGCGCGCGGTGTGAGCTTCGCAAGGCGCTCCAACACCTCCCGCAGCCTCGCGACCTCAGCCTTCAGCGCGTCGCGCTCGATGCATAGCGCTTCCACCCGGCCTCGATATTCGGCCATCCGGGCCGCCGCATTGGCTCCCGCCTCATCTCGCTCCTTGGTGAGGCGGGCGATCTCCTCGGCCTGGGTGGAGAGGGCGGCTTGCCATATGGTCCATGCGTCGTCCTCGGCAACGAGCACAGACGTTTCGTCATCGTTGAACCACTTATCGAATGCTTCGCGCTCATTCATGGCAGCGGCTCCATTGTCAGATTGAGGTCTTCCAAGCCGCGCACAAACGCGATCGGAGCACGTTCTTCGATGGCGTGGATACCGTAGGACGTGACGCCAACAGGGTTCCCGTCCTTGTCGATGACGAGCATTAGGGCGGACTGTTGCGCCGTGACCGCGAGCAAGATCATGGAGTGTCCGGCCCGGCGGCCGTATCCGCCGCTGATCGCGTAGACGTTCCCCACGACCGGCTGCGAAAATGTCGGTAGTTCGGCGACGTTGATCTTCATCACTTCCCCTCCTCTGCGGGAGGGGCGGGGAGAGAGCGCCAAGCTAAAATCTCCGGCGGATATAAGAGCTGCTTCGCTCGGAAGGCTCCGATCTGCCAATCGTCGTGCTCGGCCATCCACTTAGCGCCGGGAACTCGGCGCTTCACGTTGTGCTCAGGAAAGTGCGCCCAAAGGTCGATTTCCGTGCCGTCCCTCGGCGCCGCTCCCATGTCTAAGTTCCACCCCTCCACCGACTCCCGGAGGAGGGCAGCGAGGGCGCGGGCCTCTTCTCTTCCTCGCGCTGTCAGGGGTTCTACGGAAAAGGCTCCTTCAGCTCGGGTATCGAGCCAATCAGCCCACCGCAGGGCCAGCGCGCGCTTGTCGATGTCTGTCATGGGGCGCCTCCAGTAGCCTTGGTGAGTGCCTCACGGAGGCGCTTCTTCTCGGCGTCCAAGAAGGCGTCATGCTGCGCTTTGATCGCCTTCTGGATTTCGGAAATAGCGGCGTTCGTGGCTTTCTCGATCTCGGTCTTGAACGATCGGTGGACAGCGACCTCGACAATGTGTTGAAGGCGGGGCTTGCTGTAATGTCTATCAGTGGTCTGGTTACCGGAGTTGTCGACGCGCGATTCCAGGTAATCACGGCCCGTGAGACCAATGAACTCGCGCATCGTCATGGGCTGCGCATCGGGTTTCTGGTACGGATACTTCGGGATGATAGGACGGTCCAGAACATCCGCCGCGACGCCAGCCAAATGCTTGTCGGCCTGAGCGGTTACGATGGCGATGCAGCGCTCCTCAACGAGCTTTGCCAGCTTGTTGTTTCCGTATTCGCCAACGACAACTCGGGCGGCGGCCTCGACGATCAGTTCTTCCATGTCGCGCTGGGTCCAGCTGCGCATGGAGACATGGAACTCGATCCCTTTGCCCTCAGGCTCCTTAGTGGCAACCATGTTGGAGCGCGGTTCCGTGGGCTCATCGTTGGTGCCGAGTTGGGCATACGCAATGTCGCCCGTGTCGATGATCTCGTTGCTCATTTCTAAGCTTCCTCCATCAGGGTAGCCGGCAGGGAATCGATGTTCCCGAGGCGGGACGTGGGGATATGGGGGCGCTTCACCGCACACCTCCCAACATGCTGGCCTCGATCGAAAGATCGGGAGCGCAGCGGGGATCTCGGCTCAGAGGAACGCGGCCTGCTGCCTCCACATCGAAGTTGAGCCCGAACTCGTGCGATACGATCGCGGCGAGCTTCTGCGCGGCGTCTCGCGGGTGCGCGAGAACCCATTCGAAGGTGAAGTGATAGACGGAGCCGAGGTTGTTCAGCATCGCCTCTTGGGCGCGCGCTTCCTTTTGCATGTTGGCCGCCATCACTCTGCGCGCATGCCTAGCATTCACGCGGATCAAGGGGCCCAAGAACTTCACCTGAGAGGCAGCCATCTCTCGGAAATTCCGCTGCATGTAGATGATCACGGCTGGAGTGCGCTCAAGATCGGCGGTCCGAATGGGCGTGTAGAGCGGACTGATCCACTTCACCACCTTTCCAGACTGCGCGCGTAGCCATTCCAGGTCGGGGGCTCCTGGAGCCATCTGGTCGACCTCATAGTCCGGCCGCGGGCCCGCGCACGGAAGGCCGCCGCGGTCCATCATGGTCATCATCATGGTGGTTCCGCATCTTCCGAAACCAGCGACGAAGAGGATCGGAAGGTTAGCCACGTCCCACCTCCTTCAGCGCCTCGTCTCGGGCGCGGTTGAGTTCGGCCATGGCCTCGTGGGAGCCGCCGGGCATGTCGGGATGACGCTGGATCGCGAATGCCTTGTAGCGGCTCTCGATTTGGCTTGCGGTGACGATGCCACCGCCGAGGTCCAGCACCGCCCGCCATGGCCGCTTGGTGCCTGGCGCTGGCAGGGCGAGCGAGAAGCCCTTGAAGCTGGCGCGCACCAGCGCGAGAGTGCCGTGGCGCAGCTCCACGCGCCGCGCTTCGAGCACATGGTGGATGGCCTGAAGGTTTGCCTCGACGGTCTGGTAGCGGTCCACGGGAATGCAGCGCTGCTCGCCGTCCCACAGGAACCACGCGGCGACGCCAGGGTCGGACGGCTTGTTCTGGCCGAGCGTCACGTTGGACGACAGGATGACGTTCGTGACCGGCATGCGTCCTTCTGGCCATGAAAGCGGGAATGCGGTGGTCAATCGAGACCTCCCGGCCGAGCTTCCGCCCGCGCCTTGGTGACGATGTTGGTGAGGGCGCGCACGATCGCCATTTCGGGCTCGTGCGAGGCGCGGAGCGCAACCGACACGCCATAGAGCTGTTGGGCGACCAGGAGCGGATTGATCCCGTGGCGCTCCCAGAACCAGGCCTCGTTGCCGTCGGCATGCTGCTCGCGGTGCTTCGCCGCCGACAAGGGCACGGTCCAGCAATCGTCCGGCTTCTGGCCGATGCCGGCGTTTCGCTTGCCCATGGCCGCGGCGGACATCCTGACGTGTGCGGCCTCCACCGGGCCGTCCCCGCCCAGGAGGCAGGGCAGCTTGCGGATGAGCGCGAGGTGGGCGGCGTCTTCCTGCCGCCCGCGCTCGCGGTGCGGCTTGCGGGCCCGGTCGGGCCGCGCGGTCTTCTGTGGGATGGCCGGCCACCCGCCATCGGGGATGATGCGAAGGGCCATCAGCTCACCCCCGTCTTGTCGTCGATCACCGCGTCCACCAGGTCGTCCTTCAGGACGAAGCGGACGATGGTCGTGATGAGTTCTGCCGCCGGCCGGCCGCGGCGCTTGGCGTGGTCGAGAAGCGTCTGCGCCTGCTCGCCGCGCAGCGTGAATTCCACGTCGAGCACGAGATCTTCGGCGCCCTGGCGGCGGGTGACCCTGCTCATGCCGCCCGCCCCGCGTTCTTCGCCAAGCTCTCAGGTGTCACGCCGAGCATTTCGGCGATCACCTGCATGATTGCGGTTTTTGATTCCTGGAACTGCTTCGCCCCCATAGCCCGCACGGACTGGCTCTTCGCGCGCCGCACCAGGACGAAGGGCCCCTCCACCTTGGCGAAGGCGAATTCGTCCAGCGCCGGCACGGCTGCCGCGACGCGCAGCGCGGCCGCGCGTGTCCCCGCATCGATCGCCGTCTCCGTGAAGTACCCGGCCTCAATCAGGGCGCGCTTTCGAAGGTGCTCCTCGGTAGGATAGAGCGGCGCGATGGCCTCCGGCAGGTTCATCCACGCCTCGTGCAGCCACGCGAATTGATGGTTGTGGCTGGTGATCGACCGCGGCTGCTCCACCACCAGGGCATAGACCTCCCCGACGACGAAGAACTTGTCCGCGAGCTTGGCGAAGCGCTGGTTGACGGGCGCGAAAGCGTCGCCATCCCATGAGCACGGAATGGGTGGGGCGCGGTCGCTCATGCCGCGGCCCTCGGGTCTCCGCCGATCCGGCGCACCTGCTCCACCAGTTCGGCAAGCTCCTCGTTGAATTCGTCCACGGCCTTCGCCATGGCGGCGATGTAGAGCTCGTCGCGCTGGGCACGCACCACCAAGGGCGGCAGGCGCGGCCAATAGGTCTCGAGGTCGATCCATTCGCGCTCCGCCACCCACAAGGCGCCCTGGCACTGGGCCTTGTGCTCGGGCGAGAACTCGCCCTTGAGGAGCTTCTCGATGAGGATGTGCGGCAGCGCGGTCTTGATCTCGAGCATGCCCTCGGTGCCGATCAGGCTGTCAGGGCTGCACCCCTTCGGGCCATTGACGATGAAGCCCACGCGCTCGGGCTCGACATTGTGCTGGAAGGCGTACCAGTCGCGCGCCTCCTCCTCCATCATCTTGCCGCGCTCCATGTGCGCGTTGCTGTAGCTCTCGGCCGGCTCGCCGGTGAGGATCTCGCCGGCCAGCGTGAGCATGTAGGTGCGCCTCGTCTTGCTCTCCCCGCCGCCGCGGCCCGAAGCCATGACGGTGGCGAATTCCGAGGCGGTCGGCATGCCGGCGCGCGCCCGGTACCATTCCTCGGTGCCCTGTTCGCAATTGATGATCTGCATCATGCCGCCCGCTCCAATGTCCTGAGGTGGAAAAAGACGCGACGGCAGGCGACCACATCGACCATGGCGTCATGGGCGCCGTCGAGTTCTTCTCCGAAGAAGTGCCGGATGCACTCTTCGAGCTTCGGCGGCTTCGGCTTGTTGATGCCGGCGGCGCGCCCATCATCTTCGCAAAGCTCCGCTGCCAGCTGCACGATGTAGGGCTGCGCCTCGTGATCGACGGGCAGGCGATCATCGAAAAAGCCCGTGGTCTCTGTGTCCCAGAAGAGGATCATTTTGGTTAATCTCCCCTAGAAAATTCGCCATGCAAGGCACTCCGTAGGAGCGCGGCGGAATTCGCAGCATCGGACACCGTGTCAAAGTACCCTCCATGGCGGACATGGCCGGCAACGCAGACCTTCACCACCCACTTATGCTTCTGCTTGCTCCACGATACATTCTTGTGCCCACTTTTATTGTCGCTGCGGCGCCTTGCGTTCTGGCAGTTCTGGCTGGCGCTTACACACCTCAGGTTCTCAATCCTGTTGTCGGTCTTGATCCCATTGATGTGGTCGATGGTCCCGGCGGGCGCGATCCCATAGTGCAGCACCCATGCGAGACGGTGGCCATAGAAGAACTTTCCGTTGATCGTCACTTGGATATAGCCATCAGCATTCGTGCAGGTAATTGGCCCTGGATGAGCATTATTCGCCTGCTTCTGCAGTCTTGTTAGGATGCCAGTATTGGGGTCGTAGCTGACTATGTGGCGCAGCTTTGAAATATCCATCGCCACCACCTAATATGAAATTGAAACGTGCGGAACCTGGCCGGACACGATGAGGATGAGGGCGGTCTTCGCGACCTCTTCGGTCAGGCCGCCCTTGACGAGAGCCTGAAGCGCCTCGCGGTTGATGCGGCCTCGGTGCTCCTTGTCCGCCTCACGGCGACGCACCTCTTCCGCCTCGGCAGCCTTCTGCTGCTCCTGCCGACGCCGCTCTGTCTCAACGGCCTCGGCCGCACGCCGCTCCGCATCCTCGGCGGCCTGCTTGAGGGCCGCCTCGCGGGCCGCAGCGGCTTCCTTCTCGCGCCGCGCGTCGTCCTCAGCCTTCTGCTTCTCGGCAGCGGTCCTGGCTTCAGCATCACGGGTCGCCTTCTCGGCCGCCTCGCGGGCGATCTGCTCCTCGCGATCCTTCTTGGCGCGCTCTTCGGCCTGCCGGCGCAGTTCGGCGAGTTCAGCCTGCTCGGCCTCGTATTTCTCGCGAGCCTCGATGCCCGCGGTGAGGGCGGTGACGGCCACCTCCTTCGCCTTGGCATAGGCCGCCTCGTATTCCTCGCACTTCGGCCCGACCGACACCGCCTCGACTTCGGAAAGGGCCTCGCGCAATTCGGCGAGCGGAAGGGTCAGGCTGGCGCGGCCGGACAGCTCTTCCATGCGACGCACGGCGCCCTCGTGCTGTTCAACCCGCGCCTTCTCCGCATTCTCCCAGTCGGTGAGGGGCTTGCGAACTTCGTCCCGCCACGCTTCGAGCGTGTCGCGGACGTGCTTCCGGCAGGCGTCGATCTTCTTCGGGATCTCCTTCTGCTCGGCTGCGAGGGTCTTCCCGACTTCGTCGTCCAGGTAGACCTTCACCTTGCTGATCTTCGCGGCGAAGGACGCGATCTCCTTCCGGCCCTTGTTGGTGGCCACGTCGGGCGCAAACGCGTCGATCTCGCCCCGCACCTTGTCGAGGAAGGGATCGATGGCGCCTTCCGTGGTGAACACGGTCAGGGCGTCCTGCTTCGGGATGGTGACGAGATCGAGATCCATCACTTCGCCCCCACGATCGCGCGACGGGCGTCATAGAAGCGCGAGGCCCACATGTCTTCGAGCTTTTCGAGCTTCGCCCATACGAGGAAACGCGCCTCGTTCTTGCCGTTCTCCTTCAGCAACTGGCGCAACTCGTTGACCTGATCGTCGGAGATAGTCGGAGCGCTCTCTTCCGGAACTTCGTTTCCGTCGCGGTCATCCTCGCCGACCGCGATGTTGAAGATGCCTTTGAGCAGGTAGCGCGCGCCGTAGGACGCCGCCGCGCCCGCCGCGTGCGTCTTCGTCATCACGTCGCCGCCCCTGGCACCCTTTCCGTCGGCCGGCATGTCCTTGCGATAGGTGCGGGTATGGCCAGCATCATGGGAGACGTAGCAGAGCACCCGGATGTGATCCGGCTTCGGGCTGTCGGCTTCATCAAAGCTCAGGGAGAACCCGTGCGCCGTGTAGATAGGGCGCAGTTTCCCATCTAGCTTGGCATACGTGGCGTACCGGCTGTTGGTGTGGGAGTTTTCCGCATCGGCGGAGATGGGGCGCATCTCCGCCTGGGCTTCCCTCATTGCCACATTGAAGGCGCGCTCCGCTTCGTCCGCGAGGATGGTCCGATACATGCCCATCAAGCGCTCGACCTTATCAGCATCGACCTCCGGATTGCTTGCGGCCTGCATGATGGCGCCGAGGATCGATCCCGCGTCCGACTTCGCGCTTGACCGCTTCGGGGCGCGCAGCGCGGGGCGTTCGCGGCGCACGGCGGGCACCGTGTTGGCCTGCGGCGTGACGGTCAGATCGAGTTCGTCGATTTCCGCGGCATAGGCGGCATCAGCCATGATTGCGGCCTCCCTTGAGCTTGGTGATGGTGGCGGCGAGCGCTTCGCTGGAGCGGTCGCGCTGGGTGATGAGGGCGCGCAGATCGCGCGCCGCTTTGGCGAAGCCCGCCTCAGACATCGCGCTCGCCTTCCCCGAGGAACGGCACGTCGCCATAGGTCAGTGCGCGGTCGGAGGCTTCCCGCTCTCGCATGCGCTGGAGGTCATCGAGGTTCGGGTGGCGCGCGGCGCTGCGATGCCGCGACCAGACGATGCCCGCGGCGAGCGAGAGAAGCGCCCAGCCGACGAGCGCGAGGGTGGGCCAGCCGGGCATCACGCCGCCCCCGGCCATTCCCCGCCGGCGAGGCCCGACAGGATCTGATCGTTGATGCGCTCGATGCGGGCGGTGTTGATCGCCATGTCCAAGCCGGCGATGATCTCGCCGTGGGAGAAGCCGGCGCCCTGCAGGTGGCGCATCACGGCGCGCTCGTCGCCCAGGTCGACGTTGACGTTGCGGGTGAGCTCGCGCGCCATGATCTGGATGCGGTCGGCGAAGGTGTCCATGTCAGGCGGCCTCCGCTTCGGAGGTGAGGGCGTCCCGGATCGCGTCGAGCGCGAGGATGGCCCCGCGCTTCGCGGCCATCGGCAGGTCGTTGACGATGCGCGCCGCCTTCATCGCGGAGGCGTCCATGCCGACCAGCACGAGCGCGGTGTCGTTCTCGCAGCCACGCAGGAGGTAGAGCGCGGAGACGCCCAGCTTCTCGGCGATGAGGATCAGAGTTCCGGCGCCGACGCGGTTCGTGCCCTTCTCGTATTTCTGGACCTGCTGGAAGGTGATGCCGAGATGGTCGGCCAAGGACTCCTGGCTCACGCCCTTCGCGCTTCGGGCGCTCTTGATGCGGGCACCGATGGCGGCGTCCAGTTCGAGGGTCTTGTCCTTCAGCTTGATCATGTCAGGCGCTCCAGGGCTCGAATGCCGCCGCTACGAAGCGCGCGGGCATGGTGGACAGGGCCGCCGTGACGGTCGCAGCGGCAGTGGCGGAGATGGCCGCGCTCAGGACGATGGCCGAGATGTAGGGCGGGAGCGGCGGGCACCAGGGGAAGACCCCGGGCAGGCGGCGCTCGTCGAGGTCGATGACCTCTCCGGAAGGGGAGGGAGCCGCCGCCCTCGAAGAGGATGAAACGGGCGGCGGCTCCGGCGCCGGGCCGTTGGGGGCGCGGCCGGCGCGTGCGAATTGCCTGCGGGCGAAAGCGAGGATGTCAGCCGGCATCGAAGCCGTCCTCCGATCTGCGAGGGTTGGGCGTGGGCTTCCCAGCGCTGAACAGCCAGCGCGCGGCTGTCGGCGAGAACGCCAGGAGGACGAGGAGGATCAGCGCCGACACGAAGCCGGCGAGAAAGGCGGCGGCGATGGCGATCATGCCGGGCGCTCCACGTTGAGCACCAAATCCCGCGCCCTGGTGAGCGAGGGCATTTCTGAGGCCGTGCCAGGGCTGAACCGGATGGCGCCGTCGCCCTTGTCGTCGATCTCATCGATCAGCCCGCAGAGGGCGCCGTAGAGTGCGTCACGCTGCTCGGCGAGCATTTCCTCGGCGGTCTTGTGGCAGAGGCAATTGCTCTTAGAGACGGTGCGCTGCCCGAAGGAACAGCACTCCTTGTCCGTGCACCTGTGTTCGGGGATCGGGAGCATGTTCATGCCGCGCCCCTCATCCTGTCCCAGCGATACGCATGCTTGCGGGCTGCGTCCTCGTAGGAGTTGAAGTCCCGGCGCTCTTCCTCGGTCCAAGTGCTGATCGGGCGGAGGAGATAGGCCGGCGTGTTTGCGTAGGCCTCGCGAAGGCCATCGCTCTGTGGCTTCGGTCCTTGGATGGGGAGTAGGGGGGCGGTCATGTCAGCCCTCCTCTTCTTCCACGCGCCCGTCATCCGTCAGGCGGTAGAACGTGTTCGGCTTGATGGTGACGTTTCCTATGTCTTCTCCAACCTTGGCCGCGACGATGCGGAGAATTTCTCCGCCTTCCCACGGCGGCTTGCGCGCGACCAAAACGATGGCGCCGGAGGCGGCTGCCTTTGCCTTTCCGGCGTAGCCGAGAGCGCACGCGATGCCCCCATCTCCGCTGGCGGTGGCCGCGCCCCGAGTGCCGCTGGCGGTGGCCGCGCCCTGATAGCCGCTGGCGGTGGCCGCGCCCTGAGTGCCGCTGGCGGTGGCCGCGCCCTGAGTGCCGCTGGCGGTGGCCGCGCCCTGATAGCCGCTGGCGGTGGCCGCGCCCTGATAGCCGCTGGCGGTGGCCGCGCCCTGATCTCCGCTGGCGGTGGCCGCGCCCTGATCTCCGCTGGCGGTGGCCGCGCCCTGATCTCCGCTGGCGGTGGCCGCGCCCCGAGTGCCGCTGGCGGTGGCCGCGCCCCGAGTGCCGCTGGCGGTGGCCGCGCCCTGATAGCCGCTGGCGGTGGCGCCTTCATTGTTTCCCGATGCGACAGCGCCCTTCGTCCAGTCCACGCGATCGAACACCCACTTCACCGCGCGCTGCGCGAGGTCTCCGAGGCTGATCTCGACACCGATGGTGATCTTCGCCGATGCGAGCTTGGTCTCTCGCGCATCGCTGTCTCCGGACTGCTCCACGATGCAATAGCGCGATCCGGCCGGCGGATAGAACTCGAAGACGGAGAGCGGGTGATGCTCTTCAGGGCAGGCGTGGAAGCCGTTGCTGCACGCAGAAATCTTGCCGGAGACCTCGTAGGTCTTACCGATCTCGAACTGAAATCCTCGGCAGGCGAGGTTGGCATCGAATCCCTTAATGGACGTGATCACCGGCGCGGGAGCGGGAGCCGCCTCGGGGGCAGGCTCAAACTTCGCGGGGGTCTTTTTCTTGGTCGCCATCCCCGCCTCCTCAGAACTGCTTGCCGGAGGCGGGGGCCTTCACGGCCTGGGCGGCGGCCCATCCGGGGCGCTTCTTCCGGTTGTCGTTCGCGGGCTGCTTGGTCATGTCCGACTCCTCAGAAATGCCGTCTCTCCGAGCTGTCACGCCGCCTGGGTGGCGTCCCCCACCGCTCCTCGAAGCGGCACGATGAGAGGTGCCTAAGCAGCTCATCATTTGAGAAAGTGTTCGTTGCAGTAATCGGCCCACCTTTGCGCGGCCTCGATCCCGCCTTCGCTGTCACGAAAGGCTCGGCAGCGGCGTCCAGACGGATCGATGGTGAAGGCGCCCGATAATTTCACGCGGCGCCCCGTTCCGTTGACCGATCCGCCGACACTCCACTGGGTAGCCCTTTCGGCGGTGTATTTAGCGGTCTCGGTGGTGGTCATGTCCGTCTCCTCTTCGATGAGGAGAAAACTACAAGCGACCTAGTAGCGTGTCAACAAGCAAACTAGTGAAATTTTTCACGAGGCGGGATATGGTGCCCCCGCGCCGCTGAAGCGCAGGCACAAAAAAGCCCGGCGCTGGGCCGGGCTAGGTAGTGGATCAGCTGGGCCTATGGATCGGTGGGCACCTGCATCCCGCGACTACGGCACATGCCGGGGATAATGTTATACTGCGAACTTTCAATTGCCATATCGACTGCCTTGGTCTGAATGACGTAGTTCGCGAGGAATGGCTTCATGCCTGTATATCCTCCGTAGCTATTTTTGGCGTTAATCCATCCGCACAGGATCAAGTCTCCGTTCGAAAACTTTCCGACATTGATATTTCCAAAGCGAGCAGATTCCGGATCTTTCAGTTGCTTAGCTACTTCGGCCTTAATTTCTTTCATCTGGGAATCGGGGATCGTCGTCAATATCGCCTGCTCATTGGACTCTGCCGTTGGATGCGGAGCCGGCGACATCGCGCAAGCCGACACGACGACCGAGCAAAAGGCAATGAAGGCCTTCCGCATCATTTCCTCCCCCTCACATATCGATGATGGAGCGCCGCACGCGCCCGATGACCTGGACTTTCCCCTTGGGGAAAAGCGTCTCATGCCCTTCGGTGAAGGTGACTGGCTCGAAGCGCGCCGGATCGGGGCGGAAGCGCTTATAGGTGGCACGCCCCTCCTCATCGGCGATGACGTAGCAGCCATTGGGGACGAGCCGCTTGTCCTTCCGGTCCAGGATGATGACGGAGCCAGGCGGCGAGATGCGGTCCATGGATGAGCCGTCCACCGTGAGGGCAACCCAATCGCCTTCCGGCAGATCAGAGACGGCCATCGTGGGAAGATCGTCTCCTTCGACCACCTGTTCCGGAAGCCACCAGTCTCCGGCGCTTACCCACGATAGGCGGGGCACCAGCGTGATCGAGGCTGCATCCGCTCCCGTTTCATAGTTCGGATCAAGCTCCGTGACCGTCACCAGGAGCGCGTTGGCGAGCATGGGCAGCTTCTTGGTGGTCTGGTCCTGCCCGCTTTCAAGCCGGGAAATGAGCTGTTGGCTGACGCGTGCTAGTTTGGCGAGGGCCTGTTGAGAAAGGCCCTTCGCGGTGCGAATGCGTTTCAGGTTTTCGGCCAGCGTCATGCCGAAACCCCTACCAGAATGCTTGTGATGTGCTAGACAAGATTGCTAGTTGACACTCCGCGCCCGCGCTACTAGTTTCCTTGTTCATGAGCGAATTTCGGAACCTGATCGCCCGCGCGGTGAAGCTGAAGGGGTCGCAGCAAAAGCTTGCGGAAGCGGCTGGCTGCACCCAGCAGCAGATTTCGTACCTCCTGAACGACGCATCAGGCATCTCGGCAGAGATGGCTCTCAAGATGGAGCGCGCGACGGGCGGGGCGGTGTCGCGCCACGAGCTGCGCCCTGACATCTACGGCCCCGCTCCCCATCCCCAAGAGGGGGCGGCGTGATGGATGACTGGATAGACCTCACTCCGCAAAAAGCCTTCAGGGCGAGTGATGCGCTAATCCCGGTTCGCTTTGCGCTCTTGAAGCGACAGAGCGCGAGGGCGCGTGGTGTGATCTTGATCCGCAAGGAGGTTATCGCGCCTCTAAAGATGGAGACATGGCGCGTCAACGTTCGCCTGGGGCGCTCGCCGGAGCGCCGTCATCAGCTTTCCATCGTGCCCGATAAAGCGGGTCTGTTCGAGCTTGGGAAGCTGGGGATGGTGAAGGATGGTAGCGTCTTGCGGCTGTCCCTTCCGGTGATCGAGTCGTTCCCGAACATCGCCATTCCTCATGCCGCCGTGCCCCACAAGATCGAGTACGTGGGGGCGAGGCCCATTCTGGTGATCGATCTACCGGCCGCGTGCTGGAAGGACGCCGCCCCCGGAAAGCTGCGGGGGGCTGCCTGATGCTCGGCACGCGCTACACCTTCCTCATCATCGATCCCGTCTTGGGCCTCCCGCGCATCGAAGCGCGCCGGTGCCTGACCGATGCGATGGCCCGGCAGCACGTGCACCGGCTGCCTGGCGTGATCCGCGTCACCGAAGGCGGCCGGCAGGTGTGGCCCAGGCCGGAGCGCTACCTACATGCTGTAGGGGACGATTGCGCATGAGCCTCTTCGCGCCTTACCTCATCATGCAGGATGTCGAGCCGCCAAGCACGAGAAGATCGAAAATGACGCCCGCTCAGAATTTGCCGCGCTCAACGCCAGAATCGCGGCGCTCGAAGCTGCCCTTCGCTTTCAAACCGCGAACGAAGGCCGCGCTATCGTGGATGAAGCTATCGAAGACGGTCGCTCGCTGGATCGCCCCCTGGCTCGCGGAGATGAACGATGACCCCAGCTGAGGCGCAGACAGCGCGTTCCTCCCTGATCAAGGTCTACTGCGACGGCATCGGCGCGGTGCTCCAGGCCACCGGTCGGGAGCACGCCATCATCGCCGCCGACGCCAGCGCGAGCGCCGGGATCGCGGCCTTGGCCTCCCTGTGTGGCCCGCAGGTCGCGATCGAGCACGCCTACAAGATCGCCGACGCCCTGCCTCTCCCGGATGCCGGCAGCGCGCCCGCCCCAACCCTCAAGGAGGCGCGCCGCAGGGCATTCTGGACCACGGCCTTCGCCATGATCGACCGCACGGCCTACGTGATGGCCGGGCTCTTCATCGGAATCTGGATCGTGCTCGCCACCTGCTGAGCACCGGCGGCCCGCCGCCACTCGTCACTGCTGACCCATGCCAACCGACATTTTGCCGGGCGCTGTCGTGCGCCTGAACGGAGGAACCATGCCCGACGTACCGAAGATGAGCGAGCCCGACGTGTCTGTCGAGGTGCAGGCGTTGATGGACCGGCTCGCGCCCACCGACGCGCGCCTCAACTACGTGGCGGACCTCCTGAAGCCGATGCTTGGCGTCGGCGAACCCGAGGACCGGAACGCCTTCTATGCCGCCTCGCGCATGCTGGGCTGCACGCCGGCCTTCGCGCGGAACGTCGTCGGCGCGGTCGCGCGGCGGGGTTCGGCCGAGGCGTGGCGGGCATGGCGGGCGCAGGCCCCGGCGCTGCCCGTCTTTGAGGCCCCGGTGCTAGCGGCCCACCTCGTTGGCCTCGTCTACTTCGCCCGGCCCGTCTCCGCTCCGCATGTGGTGAAGATCGGCATTTCCACCAATCTTGCGCGGCGCTTGCGCGACCTGGAGGCCGAGACCGGCGAGGCCCACGAGCTCGGCTGCTGGTTTGTCGGGACGGCGGTGGACGAGGCCGTGGCGCAGTTCGCCATGGCGGGCCGGCGCATCAGCGGCAAGTGGTTCGCGACGGGCGAGGGCGGGCAGGTGCCGGGCTTCATTCCCGTGGGGCTCGCCGGCATGCGCGAGATGCTCGGGGCCGACCTCGTGAAGGGGAGGGCGGCGTGATGGGCAAATCAGCAATCGCGTCCGGCTCGGGCATCAACGTCGAGGCCAAGGCGCTCAGCAAAGCCCTCGGGCAAGTCCTCCTGGCCTGTCACCGCAAGACGACCATTCCGATCCTCGCCACGGCGCGCATCTCTGCGGAGAAGGGCGTGGCGAAGTTCTCCTGCACCGACCTCGATATCGAAATCCGTTCCCAGCTGCCGGCGTCGGGCAAGCTGAAGGCGCTGTGCGTCGACCCTCGCGTCTTGCGCGGCATCGTGCGAGGCCTGCCCGCGTCGGAACGAGTGACGCTGCAGGCGGAGACCGACGCCGAGCTTCTTGTGCTGGTGGGCGATGAGCAATGGCGGCTTCCCGCTCTGGACGCGACCGACTGGCCCAAGATCAGGCAGCCCGAAGACGCACCCAAGCATGCTTCGATCCCGCTCGACGCGGGCTTCATTGGCGACGTATTCGCCCGTGTCGCGCCGTTCATCTCCGCAGAAGAGACCCGCTACTTCCTGAACGGCATTTTATTTGACGCCGAAGGCGGTCGTCTCCTCGCTGTGGCGACGGACGGGCACCGTATCGGCCGCGTGGGGCGCTCCGTCCCAGGAATTGCCAAATCCATGAAGGCCGCAGGCTTCATGCGGGATGATCGCCGCTGCATTGTCGGTCGGGATTTCATTCGTGCGACGTTGAGCCTCGTCAGGGGTCCGGCGAGGTTCACGTTCGGCATCAGCCCTGCCACATGCCGGATCGACGCGGACAATATCTCGATCACGGGCAAAATGATCGACGGCACCTTCCCGGACTATCGGCCGATCGTCGGGGAGCCGTCGCAAGGTGGCTACGAAGTCGAGCGGCTGTCCTTCCTTTCCGCACTGGATCGGCTGAAGGCCATCGAGGCGAGCGGTCATTCCAGAGACTTGGCCCTGTGCTGGCGCGACGGCGCGCTCTACCTCGAACGGCGCGACGTCGATCGCGGCCGCGCGAGCATCCCGGTGCCCGCCGCCACGTTCGGCGATTGGCCCACGGAGCCGCTCTCGTTCAATCGGCAATACCTCGCCTCGATTGCGCAACAGATCCGTGGCTCGGCCTTCCGCCTCGGTTGGACTGGATCTGCCAATTCACAGGTGCAGATCACGGACGTTTCAGACCCCGCCGCTACCTTCATTCTGATGCCCATGCGCGGCGATACGAAGTTCGCGCATGAGGCCCCGGCGGCTCCAAAGATGGAGGCCGCAGAATGACCGTGCAGATGCGCAAGGCTCGCCCTTTCACGAAGTTCGAAACGGAGATCATGGTTTCTATGGCCCATTTCCCTACGAGGGACATCGTCAAGGCGCTGTCCAAAGCGGGGTCTAATCGGCCGATAGACAGTGTTCGTGGGTGGCTGGCCAGAAATGGATACAGTGCCGTTTCGATCAAGGAAAACCCGCCTCTATTTACTCTTGAAGAGCAAGACGAGGCATTCTGCGCCGCGTTGAGGCTTCACCACCCTGAGATGGAGACCGGCCCGGCCTGTCCTTCAGCGGTGAACAGCGTTCCACGTCGATATGCTCCGCAGCCGATGCGGTTCGGGTCCGGATGGCAGATCGAAGTTGGGGGCGAATGATGCGTGGTGCTCTTCGCAATCTCAACCTTCATTCGCGGCCGCCGCTCCGGATCGAGCCGACCATCTGGCGGATCCGCACCCTCCACCCGCCGCGCCGCGTGGCGGCCGCCGGAGAGCGCCCGCCATTCACCCTGGACGGGATCGTCAAGGTCAGCCTCGCGCGCCTCGGCGGCCTGGGCGAGCAGGGGAGGGCTTCATGATCATCTCCCTCAGGCACCAGGCCGAGGCGCTCGAAGTGACAGGTGGTATTCCCTGCCATACGCGGGCTCTGCCGCCGCAGGGCACGTTGCATCGCCTTTTTGATTACGACCCAAGGGTCGGTCGCCTCATATGGCGAAACAGAGAAGATATGCCGCGGAAATGGAACGCGCGATACGCCGGTAGATTTGCCGGAACAACCGTGTGTGGCCCCGGTGGAAGAAGTCATCGTCGCGTCAGAATTGATGGGGTGCAATATCTTGAACATCGGATCATATGGAAACATGTCCACGGGTGCGATCCAAATGCTGAGATTGACCATATAAATATTGATGCGACTGATAACAGAGTAGAAAATCTAAGATGCGCCACCCGTTCTGAAAACCTGCGCAACGTACGCATAAGAAGCAACAATTCAAGCGGTTTCAAGGGCGTTCATCTGCACAAAAAGACCAAGATGTGGGTTGCGCGCATTGCTGTATGCGGGCGGCGCTTCAGTCTTGGATATTTCGATACCAAGAGAGAAGCCGGCGACGCCTACGCCCAGGCATCGAAAAAACTTCACGGTGAATTCGGGAGGTCGAGATGATCTCGCTACGGCATCAAGCCGAAGCTGTGCATGTCACCATCATGGAGCACCGCGCGTCGGTGGAGCGCTATGCGCACCTTCCCATCGGCAAGGGCGGGATCGACGAGGCGGCGCTCGGGCTCAAGCGCATGCGCATCGACGCGCTGGAGGCTGCGCACGCGACGCTGGTGCGCCTCGCTGACCGGGCCGACGCGCTCCGGGCAGCCAGTGAAGGGGAGGGCATTGCTGCATGGCCGGAATGATTTCGGGGACGGGTAATGCACGCGCGGCTCTCGCGGATCGTGGCGATGACCTATACCAAACGCCAGATGTGGCCGTTCACGCTCTCCTGCGGGTGGAGAATCTGCCCCAGTGCATTTGGGAGCCCGCCTGCGGGCCCGGAAATATCGTTCGAGTGATCCGACAATCCGGCCGCATTGTCTATGCCACCGATCTCGTTCGCTATGACAGCCCAGACCAAGATGAGAGCGGATGGGATTTCCTGCTTGAGCGTCAGTGCCCCATTGGTGTTGAGGCTATCGTCACCAATCCACCATTCAAGAACGCTGGAGAGTTCGTCGCGCATGCGCTCGAACTGTGCCCTAGCGTCATCATGCTTCTGCGCTTGGCATTCCTAGAAAGCGATCGGCGCACACCGATCTTGGACAATGGCCATTTGGCCCGCGTCCATGTCTTTCGCAAACGCCTACCCATGATGCACCGAGAGGGCTGGGATGGGCGTAAAGCAAACAG